ACCTCGAGCTCCTTCGCACTGAAGGGACCTGCGTAAAAGTCCTGGTTGAACCTGAAGGTCCCCAGGTTGTTCTCCTTGCAGTGCTGGTTGAACTGTGCGATGAAGGTTTTCTGGGGGATGAAGAGGCTCGGACCAAACTTGAACTTCTCGGAACAGAGGAAGTGCTGGAGCGAGTTGGTCACCGTCGCCACTTGGCTCTGGACCGTCTTGAAGTACTTTGGCAACACATTCCAAATATCCTTTCCGCTATACTGGTGCGCGTAGTCGAGATAGGCCCGCAGACACTTACAGATGATCGCGGGAATCTCCGCCTCCAGCTTCGTGTCGAGGTGCGGGTCCGCATCCATCACCTGGCGCCCAAAGTTCCAGGTCGCCAGACGACGCAGGACCGACCCAGAGTTATCCTTCCAGTTTGGCACCTCATTTCCGCCCAAAATTCCAGGCGTCTTCCATTGGAAGCTCAGGGCCGTCTCGTTTTTGCGTGCGACTGAGACGTCCTCACCAGACACGAGCGACTGGAACTCGGCCTGCTCGAGCTGTAGATCTCCCTTGATCTCGGGGCTGATGAACATGAAACCCTTGTAAATGCTCTGAAGTCCAAACTTCTTCTCGATGTTGTTCGAGAGCGTCGCGACATCCTCGCACTCGTAAAACTTACGAGCCACCTTGGTGATCAGCGTCGACTTGCCCGAGCGTGCGATACCCTTCAGAAACGGAATAACCTGCCAGCCGTCCAGCTCGTTCACCTCGAAGCAGAGACGGCCCATGAAGACGTAGGTCCACCGGCAGACATCCTCCTCGAACCGCTGGTAGTCGAGAACCTTCTGCATACTCGGGGTCGGAATGTCGTACCAGTCGCTAAGGTTGTCGTACGGATCGAACGGCAAGTCAAAGTACTTACACGAGACGAGCGTCGGATCGAGCTCGCGGAATTCAGGGGAGTTGTACGGGTAGTACTTGATCTTGTACCGCTGCTCAGTCTCATCCCAGTCCTTGCCGACCAACAGACCGTTCTGGAACGACCAGACGTGTCGGTCCTTCTTAATCTCCAGAAACTGGAAATCCTTGCAGTTGGTCAAGTGCTTCACGATATCGTTCACGCAGTTGCCGCGGCTCGTGAGATTCTTCCACATCTCTGGCTCATCCTCCTTCTGGGTCGAATCATACACAAAGTCCTTGATCTCTTTGACTGGCCGCCACGCGCGCGTGTTGCGAATCTGCACACAGCACTGATCTCTGTACCGGCGATAGCCCTCGCTACTCGCCTCGGACAGGAGAAAGAGCAGGAGCTTTTGATATGGGGAGTTCTTCTCGTCATCCTTCAGACTCGTGTCCGAGTTGTCGATCGCGAGCATCGGGTTGTTGATGCGATTCATTCGCAGATCCCAGAGGCGAAACTGCTCGTACATCTCCTTGCGATCCCGGATGAGACGGCGGACTCGAAATTCCAGAGTAAATTCGTCGCCGTTGACATCCTTACTGGCCTGCTTGCTGACACCCAGAGTATCGACACGTGTCAGGAGTGTCCGACAACTGTTCATGAAACGCTCCTTGCGAATCTTGATGTGTTCGATCTCATAATTCACGGGGTACTTGTCGGCATCCCGCTCTTGGTTCGGCGGGAAAAGGACATAGGCCCACGACTTATCGGCCGCGAGGGCGTTTGAACGAATGCTGAACCCTGCGTCGTGTTCAGCATTTGTGATGCAATTTTCGAGCTCCTCCAAAGTCCACGAGTTGATTTCGGTCGTCTGATTTGCGTTTCGGATTTCCTCCGCATGTTCGGGTGTGACGTCTTTGTTGATTGTGTGGACCTTGAGATTGCTCATTTGTAGAATAACGCTATACTTTTTTAAGGCTCTGATCTCCAAGTCGCGGTAGCGACTTTTCGTCGCGTAGCTCTCAGGAAATTTCGTGGCCACGAGTCCTGACAGACTCGGCTCCTAGTCAAGCTCCGGTGCAGGGACGGAGGGTGCGACGGGAGTCTTGGCCGACTTCATCTCGGTCAGAATCTTGACCATAATCTTGTTGTGCATCTCGAGCTGACGGGCGACACCATCGACCGAGTCCTTAAGGCTGGCCAGGAGGGTCGCGACAGTCTCGCCATCCTCGGTCGCCAGGAGGCCGCCCAGGGCCTCGAACATGTCCATGCCGTCCTCGTCGAACTCCTCGTCCATCTCGTCCTCCTCCTCATCCTCAATAGGCGGCGGCGGGGGCGTCTTGGGGGGCATACGGCGCTGAGACATTGTATGACTGACTGAGAAATTCAGGGGACAATGATGACGCAGCGCCTGTGGCTCTGAACTTTTTCCTCGTACTATATTAAAATGCCTGGTGGCGCTTTGATGCAACTTGTCGCCTATGGTGCATCGGATGTTTACCTGACCGGAGATCCCAAGGTGACTTTCTTCCAGTCGGCCTACAAGCGCCACACAAACTTTGCGATGGAGACCTCTCAGCAGACGGTCTCCGGTAATGCGGGTCCGGGTGGTCTCGTCTCTGTGACGTTGGCTCGCTCAGGCGACCTGGTCGGAGATATGTTCGTCGTTCTCCAGCCCAACTGCTCTTCGTACGGACAGCTGACGTCGAACAATGTCAGCAACGACATGAGCTGGGTCGCCGAGCGTGCCTTTAGCTCTGTCGAGCTCTTCATCGGGGGCCAGTCGATCGACAAGCACTACCAGCTGTGGTTCCGTCTGTACGCTGAGGTCTTCCTCAATGAGACCAAGAAGATGAACTACGGTAAGATGGCCTCGATCGCGACCCCCAACAACGCCGGCACTTCCATCGCCTACTCCTACCTGCCCCTGATCTTCTTCTTCAACCGTAATCCCGGTCTGTACCTGCCGCTGATTGCCCTGCAGTACCATGAGGTCCGCATCGACTTCACCCTGAGCTCTCAGTACGCCAATTACTTCGGAACGAATCCCTTCGCCGTGTGGGCCAATTATGTGTACCTGGACACGGTCGAGCGTGACAAGTTCGCCAAGACTCCTCACGAGTACCTGATCGAGCAGGTCCAGCATATCAACCCGGACCCTGTCGGCTATGCCAATGAGAACACCCCGAGTGTTATCCGGATGCAGTACAATCACCCCGTGAAGGAGCTGATCTGGTGCTACCAGAATTCTGCGATTGGCACGAACCCGAATGCTCTCTGGAACTTTTCGTCCAGCGTGGCGAACGTGAACGTGACGGTCGATCTCAACCTTATCGCCCAGACGGCTGGGACCCAGGTGCCGAACTGGACCGGTGCTCCCGTGCTTTTCACGCCGCCCGCTCTTTTGGCCCCTCTGTATATTACCCAGAATCTCACGGTGACGAACGGATTTGTCTGGTCCGGAAACAACCTGAGTGTCCAGTCGAACGTTCTTACGGGCAATGCCTTCTGGACAGAGGGTGGAATGCCCCAGTACGGAGCTTCCTCGAACGCCGTCTACGGCCAAGAGGTCGGGCCGATGCACCAGGCCAAGCTTATCCTGAACGGCACTGACCGTTTCGTTCCTCAGTTTGGCAAGTACTTTAACCAGTACCAGCCGTATCAGTATCACACGGGATCTCCTTACCCGGGCATCTATGTCTACTCCTTCGCAATCAAGCCGGAGGAACTTCAGCCCAGCGGAACCTGCAACTTCAGCCGTATCGACATGGCCCAAATTGCCGTGAACCTCAAGACGGGCGTTCCCTACTCGACCCTTCAGCAGCAGATGTTTGCGGTCAACTACAATATTCTCCGGATTCAGTCCGGTCTCGGAGGCGTCGCATTCGCCAACTAGGCTAAACTTTCTAGATATTTCTCCTTTTCCTTCAGGTCATATTGGTCGTTCTTTTGTAAGTTCTCTTCGGCCCACATCGCCTGGAGGTTTCTCCAGTTCCAGCAGGCCAGCCTCTCGAAGTCGTCCTCTTGATCGAATGCAATGCATGGTATTCTATGATCTATGTGCCAACCGTGGGTTCCGTAATTATCCCATGACATTCCCTCTTGAAAGGTGGACTCCAGGTGAGTCTTGAGATCGACCGCCGAACATCCCAGGAGGGTCGTAGTATTCTCACTCTTCTGACCCTCCAGGAGGAGGCGAACCCTTCGGGCGATGTTTTCCTTCAGGCGACGTTGAATAAATACATTGTCTGGATTTGCTCTTTTATTTGCATGTGCATTCCTCTTCCATTCATTGACCTTATCTCGATTAGCCTTTCGGTAGTCTTTGTCCTTTTGGGATCTTTGGTGCCTATTTTCTTTTAAACACGGGATACACATATAGAATAAGCCATCAGCTCTCCGTTTTTCATTCGTATATTGGTCGAGTGGTTTCCAGATTTCGCATGTAGAGCATCTCTTGCATTCAGCCCCGTCAATGTCACGGTGCTCAATACGAGCGGGCATACCTATACTTAGAGCGCGAAATTTCTCTAAGTTGGCTCAGGCCAAATTTTTTTCTTGGGTACTAGTACCAATCGATCATGGCCGGAGGACTTATGCAGCTCGTCGCTTATGGCGCACAAGACGTTTACCTGACTGGCCAGCCCAAGGTTACCTTTTTCCAGGCGGTGTACAAGCGCCACACGAACTTTGCGATGGAGACCATCCAGCAGACCGTGAACGGCACGCCCTCTAACAGCGGCCGTGTGTCCGTGACCATTGCCCGCAACGGCGACCTGGTGGGCGACATGTACATCCGCCTCGTGCCGACCAGCAGCGCCGTGTCTAACCTGACCTCGACCAACGCCAACTTCGACACCAACTGGGTGGCCGAGCGTGCGATCGCCGACATTGAGCTGACCATCGGTGGCCAGCGCATCGACAAGCACTACCAGGCCTGGTGGCGCCTGTACGCCGAGCTGTTCCTCGGCGAGTCTGACAAGATTAACTACGGCAAGCTGACCTCCAGCCCGGTGACCGTGGTTGACTCCACCAACCCTAACAGTGTGTACCTGCCCCTGCTGTTCTTCTTCAACCGCAACCCGGGTCTGTACCTGCCCCTGATCGCCCTGCAGTACCACGAGGTGCGCATGGATTTCGACCTGACGGCGTATTTCTCCAGCTATTTCGGTGCTTCCAGCCCGGTGTTCGAGGTGTGGGCCAACTACGTGTACCTGGACACTGAGGAGCGCCGCCGCTTCGCCCAGAAGGGCCACGAGTACCTGATCGAGCAGGTGCAGCACACCGGCGGTGACTCGATCACCCTGGCAACTGCCCCCTCCAACACGGCTTCGCCCACGGCTCAGACCATCCGTCTGTCCTTCAACCACCCCGTGAAGGAGCTGATCTGGTGCTACCAGAATACCAGCGCGACGTCCTACAACAGCATGTGGAACTTCTCCAGCTCGGCGGCGAACGTGAACGTGACCTGCTCCCCTCTGCCGTCCGTGTGCGTGGCCCCCCTGCCCCACACCGTGGGCGCTCCCCGTATGTTCTCCAACGTGGGCGCTCTGGCTGGCCAGTCCGTGTCCTCCAACATCTTCTGGGTGGAGGAGGGCTCGTCCAACGCCGCCGTGGCGTCTGCCGTGGAGGTCGGCCCTCTGTACAACTTCAAGCTGGTGCTCAACGGCCAGGACCGCTTCAAGGAGCAGGCCGGCAAGTACTTCAACTCGTACCAGCCGTACGTGTACCACACCGGCGTGCCCTACCCGGGCATCTACGCCTACTCCTTCGCCCTGCAGCCGGAGGAGCACCAGCCGACGGGCACCTGCAACTTCTCGCGCATTGATAACGCCCAGGTGGCGATCAACATCAAGGGCTGTGCGACCACGCCCCTGCAGCGGATGTTCGCGGTGAACTACAACATCCTGCGCATACAGTCCGGAATGGGGGGCCTTGCGTTCAGCAATTGATCCCTCCCATACTATTCTATATATGGTAGGATTTTTAAAACCCAAAAATATGGGCTTCGGCCCTCAAGAACGTTCAAGGTTCCTGAGGTCTAAAGAAATAATCCTCCCCTATGGTAGGATGGAAGAGCCAAAGGAGGTGGTAAAGAAATGTACGAATTGCTGTCGAGCTCCCCAGCCTTTAAAAGAGTTTATAAACGAAAAAGAACGCGAATGCAATACATGTAATAAATGTCGAAACAAAGGAAAGAAAAATGATAAGCGCCCAGAACGTCGCGAGGCTCAAAACGAAAAACGTTATGACAAAGCTTGGAGAGCTAAACAGCTAGATGAACGCCCAGAAGAGTTCAGGGAACACAATAATAAAGTTCACAAAAACTGGAGGACCGAGAACAATGAACACGCAAACAGATGGCACAGAACGCACGCGAATCCGAGGTTAGACGCCATCAAGCGCTCTGCCACAACTCGCGGTATCGAATGGAACCTCACTGATGAAGAAGCCAAAGTGATGCTCGTGAGCCCGTGTATTTACTGTAAGCACATAGACCTCGAAGTTCGAGTGAATGGCATCGATCGTTTGGATTCAGGCAAAAGTTACAGCACGGAGAATTGTCGGCCGTGCTGTAAGAATTGTAATTATATGAAGGGTACTTTTGACCCCAGGACGTTCATCACCTGGGCCAAGCGGATTGCTCAGTGTGATGTCGATTTTCCAGTGGTTACTGAATGTGGTGAGCACAAGAAGGTGAACCGGGTTTAGTTCTGGATCTTATACACGATAAGGAGGAGTGCCATTAGAATATATAGAATTCCAAAGAACTTCTGACCAGTTTTGGCCTGACCGCTCGAGGACTCCACGAAGTTGGCTACTCCCAGGCCAGCGAGGACCATCAGGAAGAGAACCATAAAAAGGAGCTCAGCGTTGGAAACACCCATTTATTATAGGTCCCTAAAATAATATGGACGTCGAAACAGTCCTTGATCTTGCCAGAAAGAAGATGCTCGAGGATATGGCCGGAGAGGTCATCGTTCGTTTATCACGCGACTTGACCATTACTGATCTCAATTTTGTTCTAAAATTGCTGGGGTCCAAGGAGATCACGGAGTATCCCCCTGAGGCACTCGTAGAGCCTAAGAGTAGCTGTTGCCCCTGGAGGAGGCACTGACACTAATGTACCAGAACCAAACCAAGAAGAGGCCAGCGACCATCTGGAAGGTGGCCTTGACCACCTCGGTCGCGACGGCCCGGCGATCCTTGTCTAGGAAGGCCTGGAGGCCAAAAAGCAGAAGGGCCATGCCCAGTGTGAGCATCAAAACGTCCAAAAGCATCTTTAGTAATAGAACACATTTTATTCATGCGGTTAAAAGGAAGGCGTATTCTCTCTACAGAACTCAGTATGAATTACGCCTTCATAGACGCCCGGAGCCTGATCGAGAGTGCTCTGGGAGTTCCCATGCAGACGACGAAAGTACCTGTGACCGTCATCCCATGTGAACTCGATCAGGAATGGAAAGAGTTTGAGGAGACCCTTGGCAATTTTAAATCAAAATACGCAGAAGCCAGAGTGGAACAGGGGAAGACATCGGCTGAGCTGACCGAGAAGATTGAGGAAATTTCATATCTCGAAATGATGCTCGAGACCATACATGCCCCTGGCTTAAAGGATCGAATCAAGTCTATGGTAGAGGACTACCAGGAGGAGGAGGGCATCGAGGAGCTGAAGGTCAAGGCTGGCGAGGCGGCCGGAAAGGTCGAGGCGATGAAGGCGGTGCTTTCGGCAACGAACGCAGAAAGGTACGCCAAGTTTACGTGTTTTGTATGTATGGATCAGCTTGTTGACTTATTTATCGAACCGTGTGGTCACGTGATATGTGAGCCGTGTTGGCGCCAGACGCGTGACCACACCAGGTGTCCAGGATGTCGAGTGCGTTGTGAAGGTGCGAAAAAGATATTTACTATGAATTGAGATGAGTTCCTGTAAATCAGTCGGTAGATTGCTACTCTTATGAAGTAGAAGTCGTGAGTTCAAGCCTCACCTGGAACATGGACCTGAGCAAGTCCCTAAAAGGCTCCGCCTGACCTTAGCTCAATTGGTAGAGCGAAGGCCATTCATAGGCCGCTCTAAGGACTGTAGTTGTCAAAGCCATCCTTCGGTCACCGGTTCGATTCCGGTAGGTCAGACGAGATCTGGGCAAGTCGTTAAAAGGTCTCGAGGGGGCGCCACCTCGTTAAAAACGGCTGTGAAAAGGAGACTGGCCACCTCCTTTTCATTCTGCTCTCATAACTCAGCTGGCCAGAGTGTCAGACACCGCTACGTCGGCTGATATGTTAATCTGAAAGTCGCAGGTTCGAGCCCTGCTGGGAGCGTTTTTTAGCTGTTTAGCTCCAGTTAAAAAATTATCTCGTGCTCTACCAATGGAGAAAAAGTGTTCTAAGTGTGATATCTCCAAGTCTCTCGATGACTTTCCAAACGATCCTAGATGTTCAGGTGGAAAAAGAGGCACATGTAAAGATTGTAGATTAACTATGTGGATTCCTACCGATAATGAAACAATTGTATGTATTAAATGTGGTATTGATAAAATATATACATCGTTTGCTAAACATGGTAAACAAAAGCCTAATGAATGCAAATCATGTAGAAATAAAAGAGAACTTGAAAAAAGAGATCAAAATCGTGAAGAGTATAATAAAAAACAACGGGAAGACTGGGCGAGAAATAATGAGTTGAGAAATGCGACACGAAGAAAGAATCTCCAGAAAAGGAGAGATGAAGATCCATCATATAGGGTTCGAATGAATATGCATGTTAGACTGAGCCAGATGGTTACTCGCAAGGTAGGAAACACTATGGAACTTGCTGGATGCTCATTAGACGACCTATGTACTTTTCTAGAAGCCGAGTTTTCACCAGGAATGACATGGAAAAATTATGGACTCAAGGGCTGGCACATAGACCATATTCGCCCGTGCGCCTCCTTCAATCTTGAAGACCCCGAAGAACAGAGGAAGTGCTTTCACTGGACAAATCTCCAACCTCTGTGGGCGGCTGACAATATTAGAAAGAGTGATACATGGGACGGAACTTAAGGAAATTACCCGAATGAATATTGGGGGAGAGGTCCCATATACATCAGTGTCCGAGTTGGTCTAAGGAGAACGACTTAAGATCGTTTGGACTTTTGTCCGCGCGGGTTCGAACCCCGCCTGATGTAGTCTTTTAAAGCTTTCCTGATTTAAAAGAATACATATGAAAGCTAAAATTCCAGGTGCGTTGCGTGAGCAGGTATGGAGAACCTGGATCGGCCGGAAGTTTGAGCATAAATGCCTCGTCTCTTGGTGTGAAACCATCATAGATGTATTTAACTTTGAAACTGGACATCGAGTACCAGAAAGTAAAGGAGGATCGCTCGACATCGACAACTTACGCCCTATTTGCGCCAAGTGCAACAGGTCTATGGGGGATAGATTTACGATCGACGAGTTTTCTAGGATCAGCAAGCGTTCATCGCATCTATGGGAGTGTTTCAAGTATTCTAAAACGGAACCTGGAGCTTCGCCGTAGGGATCAGACTCTGGGTCTCGATAAGGTACCTCATCTTTTCCTGTGTCTTGGTCTGGTAGAACATAAAGATGAATACGATGAGGGGCAGGGATCGAAGCTCGCCCAGCTGAGAGTGAATATATCCCGCGGTTCCCTCAAGAGGAAAAGGAACCTTCTTGATGATTCCGCGAGTCAGATACATGAGCGCGCCAATAAGTCCAAACTGTAAGACGACTCCTAGAAGAACGCGCCACTTGGGCTGCTTCTTGTCCAGGTCCGGTGTGATCTTGTCGAGCCAATGAGAAAAGAGAAAGGCCAGAAGGAAGGATAGCGCGCCGACGTACGCAACTCCCAGGAGCCGTATGAAGTGCACGTGAATGCCCATTATTAAAGACTGGGAAAATAAAAGAGTGATGGCGGGGAGCAACTCCGTTGCGACCGGGGGCGAAGACCCCTCGAGCCTTGCTTTCCGACTCGTGAGCAACGCTCACTCGTTCCTCACCATCGACTGGATCGAGGATGGAACGGCCTATGTGACCCTGTCCGTCAGGGACTATCCTCAGACCGGATCGACACTCGAGGATCTCATGCCCACGATTGAATATATTCGAAAAGAGTCTAAAGATATGATCATTCGGGCCGACCTGGAAGGTGCCGGTGTCATAAATATCGATCGTTTCAAGTCGATCGTCAACCTTGTGTCGGAGGTTGTCGAATACACGAAAAACGACAACCTGCTCCGACAGATTCAATTCGTCCGGACTGGTTTCTTTTTCAGGATGCTCTACAAGCCCTTTAGTCTGGCGATCCCCAAGTACTTTCGCGATATGGTTGTGTTTTTATAGTCTATCGAAATACCAATGGACTGGCTGCGTTTCAGGCCAGACCCGGAATCCAGGCTCCTCCACGTGGAAATATTGGTCGGGCGTCTCATAGAACTCCAGCCCGCCACGACTAAAGCGACAGACGAGTTCTGTCGGGCACTTTATCCGATCCTGGATTCTATACAGGAATTATGTCTTGCCCAGGGGTTCCGGCAGGTGTGCGCAGCAGACCTCTCCGACGTCCGTGTCCGGGACATCAAGCCAATAATCATGATGCGTATCATCTGGAATGTCTATGAGCATACCAAGAATTGTATTTTACTTCAAAATTGTCAGGTATCTGGAGGTGGACAGTTTTTCAATACCCTGGTTGAGGCTGTCCGGGGGTTCCTCCCTCCCTTCATGCGTGGGATGATTACGTTAATTCCGGATCAAAATTACCACGGACCTACAATAGATGATCCCCTCTTTGACCCATCAGATCTGGTTCCAGGGGTGGGACCAGTTGCCTGAAAAGTATCATGGGTACACAGAGTCTTTGGCAATTTTGAATCAAAATTGGAACCACATGAAGTGGGACGAGGGGTCCCTCAGGACCGAATGTGAAAAGTTCAGCCCCGAGGCCCTTTCCAAGTTTGATGGGTTCGAACACCTGATCCAGAAGGTGGACTTTGGGAGGTGCGTGATCCTTTACAATTATGGGGGCATATCGGTCGACTGTGATGCCGAGTGTCTCCGGCCCCTCGAGAAAATTCCAGGGCTCGATAGGTACGAATTAATTTTGTCCAAAAATCCATTGAACAGAATTGAAAATAAGATTGCATCCTTTGGCCTATCGAAGAACTTGGTCATGTTCAACAACGCGACAATGTGTTGTACCAAGGGGCACCCGGTCATCCGGCACTTTATTGAATTCATGATCGAAAATGAGTCATGGAATGAAGACAAGGTGATAGATACTCAACTCAAGACTGGGCCTCTCATTACGAGTATATTCTTCAACAAATATCTGAATTATCCAGAACTGAATATAGTAGACTCTGAAATATTCGAACCATGGGGTAATGTGACAATACGGACTGTCCTTGATCACAAATGTGATCAGTCATGGACTGGTTTCATGGCATTTCCAGTCATAATTTACCAGGGTATAAAGAATAACCTTATTATTTTGATCGCTCTTCTGGTTATTATCGCGGCATTTTTTACTATTCGCAAATTCGTTATCAAAATCAATGGCACATAAAAACGTACGCCTCTCAAGTTGTAAGAAATGACGGATCTCCTTGTCTTCTACCCGAAGGGTCGCTACCTGCACATCGAGTTCTTGGGAGCCAAGTACATCGAGAGACAGCCAAAGACCCCCGACGAGACGGCCAACTTTATGATAGAGGTCAGACCTCTCATTCAGCAGCTCGACGATTACGTCCTCAAGCATGGCCTCAAAGAGATTATCGAACTGAACCTCAAGGGTGTCCCAATTTCAAAACTAAATTCAGAGACGGCCCTTCACCTCTTGCACCTTATGACCGAGATCCGACCAGACAAGGGAATCCTAGAGAAGATTAAGATCACAAACACAAACCCTGTATTCTCAATGATTTACAAGGGGATCAAGGGGAGACTACCAGCCAGAGTGAACAGTATCGTGGAGATTTCGTCCGACTCCAAATTTTTTTAGTGCGTTAAATTTAAAATGGCGACTAATGTCATAATGCGGTGGCATCAAGATGAAGATGACTTCTTGATAAAGCTCGAGCAACAGTGCAACACGTACTATGAGCACCACAATAAAGACCACATGTATTATCAAAAACTATCGAACAAGTTCAATGTTCCGATCCTGGTTGTGTCGGCCGTCAACGCACTGACGGCCGTCGGCCTTAACTCTTTCGTACGACAAGAGTACGTGTCGGTCCTGAACGCTATCCTTTCGGCCGGGACGGGCGTCCTTGGATCGATTCAATTATATCTCAAAATTAACGAGAAGATGACAAACTCGGTGAGGGCCTCGATCCTCATGAAACGCCTGGCCCTCAAAATTGCCAAGGAACTCAGTATCGTATCTGAACATCGCGTTACAGACGGTCAGGTTTTCATGAATGATTGCTTCGCCGAGTTTAACACTGCTCTCGAACAGGGAAATCCTATTGAAAAGGCGATCGCGAACCATATGGCCTTTACGCAACTTCCTAGGAGAGAGAAATTTTCACTTATGGGTGCGTTAACTGGAAGCCCGCGTCGGAGCTCGAGCGATGACCTTAGTTTGCGCGAAAGCCCGCTACGTCTCGTGGACTCTCGTGCCAAAACGCTTTGGGGTCTTGCTGGAAAAGTTCAAAGAGACGCGAATTTTCGTTCCGAATTGCGTCCTCCTTCTCATCCGAGTGATTCAAGCCCGGGGGGCAGTCCTCCAGAAGAACGGGATGTAGAGCCTGGAGCTCTGGGCTCTTGAGTTTTGCGACCGCAAAGGCGACATCGAGGTCGAGGGAAGGAGACGAACCCTCCGGGCTCGTGAGCCGCACCCAGTAGTGCTCACAGACCTCCTTAGACTCCATAATAACACAAAAGCCCTTGACCATCTCACAAGCAATTTTTTGCTGGTCAAGTGCTCTCTTGAGAATTGCCACGTGGTGCACAACGGTCCCGCCAATATTGTGAACCTTCAAACGGAGAGCAAGGCGCTTAGTGAACTCCATCTTATGGGTCTCAAACCTTTTATTTCCTTATACTAGATGAGCTGGTTCACAGGCCTACTTATTGGAATTATCATCACGTTTGTGATCCTCATTATTCTAGCGAATGTCTACCCCCCGCCGCCTCAAGTGTGTGGGATGCCGCCGCTTCCCGTTGTTCCCAGCCCGGCTCCGGTCCCGGTCCCAGCTCCAGCTCCAGCGACAGTTTGTACACCAGATGGTTCTATGAGCATATCAAATGGAATAGATTGCTGTTCGGCAAATGGGGTAGCCCCCGGTGGAAGTTGTAATAGTTCTATTTCGGCCGCGCCGAGTCCCAGTCCAGTTCCATATAGTTCTCTCGTTCCCTCGCCCATGGGACCTGTCAGTTCGGCCGTAGTTTAAGAACTAAAGTGTGTTAGTATAAATGGACCCTCTTCTCCTCCCAAGCACAGCCCGTTTCACAACCTTCCCTATACGGTATCCGGATCTATGGGCACTCTATAAGAAAGCGATCGGGTCATTTTGGACCGTCGAAGAGATCGATCTCGCGAATGATCTCAAGGACTGGGCGGGCCTATCAGGCCCGGAGCGGCACTTTATCAAGATGGTCTTGGCATTCTTCGCCGCCTCGGACGGAATTGTCATGGAAAATATCAACATGAACTTTGGGTCCGAGGTCCAGATTGCGGAGGCTCGGTCCTTCTACGCGTACCAGTCGTTCAACGAGTCCATCCACTCCGAGACCTACAGCTTGATGATTGACAAGCTCGTCCGCGACCCGGCGGAAAAAGTACAACTTTTTCAGGCGATCGATACTGTCCCGGCGGTCAAAAGTAAAGCTGAATGGGCGCTCAAGTGGATGGGAGCCGATGCCCCGTTCGCTCAGAGACTGGTAGCATTTGCGTGCGTCGAGGGCATCTTCTTCAGCGGATCCTTCTGTGCGATCTTCTGGCTCAAGAAGCGCGGGCTTATGCCGGGTCTTTCGTTTAGTAACGAACTCATAAGCCGCGACGAGGGCCTTCATCAGGAGTTTGCAATCACGCTCTACTCTCATCTGAGGGAAAAGTGCAACTCCAGAGACATTCGCGCTATTGTACAGCATGCGTGCGAGGTCGAGAGCCGGTTTATCACGGAGGCGATTCCATGTCAGCTCATCGGCATGAACGCCCAGGAAATGACGCAGTATATCCAGTTTGTGGCTGACCGCCTGATGACGCAATTTGGCGAGAAGCCGATCTACGACGCCCGGAACCCTTTCGACTGGATGGAAAACATCTCGTTGGAAGGGAAGACCAATTTCTTTGAGAAAAGGGTCGGTGATTATTCAAAGTTTATGCCTGGAGAGGAGGCGTTCGGCATCGATGAGGACTTTTGAGGAGCCTACATCTTGTCCACATTAATCCCATGGATGGAATCTGCCGCCGTGCGGTGAGTCTCATGCTCTCCCCTGCCAAACTGAAGATTAGCTCCCGTCATGTGGGCGAAACCAGCCTTGCGCGGCAGGAACCGGCCGACCAGGTACAGAATGAACAGGAAGAAGAGGGTGTGCAGGAAGAGGCCCGCGGGGGTCGCGACGCCCTCGAAGTTGGCGATCCACGGACCGGCCACCTTGCGGGTCAGCTTGTAGGTTGCGGGGCTGGAGGCGATCGCAAAGGC